GGAATAGAAAGAAGGAAGTGGATGCTAAAGATAATTTCAACACATATATACCAACAGGTGAAAAGCTCAGCCAACTAAGGATCGGAGGTGTGAGAGAAAAAGATGTTTTGGAATACAATATCCGTCACCTAGTAAAGGCAATCAATACAGACTTAAAAAAGAAGTATATGAAAGACTTTGTAGCTGAAGGCAAATTAAATGAACACGAAGTCATTTTTTCAAAGGGTGAGATGGCAACATTGCATAAAGACGGCAAGCTTGTAAAGAAGGATGACGAAGGCAAAGACCATACATATATTTTTACAGATGAAGGTAAAGTAAATGAAGCTACACCAGCAAAGGTTCAAAAAGCACAAAAAGAATTAGTTACGACAATTGAGCTTCTTAAAAAGAACTTCCCATTATATAAGTCTGCAATGGAATCTGGTGATGAAAAGAAGCTTGAAAAACATAGAAAGATTGCCTTAGATTTGACTAAGAAAAAGAAGCAACTTGAAAAAAGTTTAGAATTAGAATTACAAGGTTTATATGCTAATGCTGAGCTAAAATTGGAAAACGTTGGAGATGATACTTGGAAGTCATTCTTAGGTGATGACCCAGCATTCAAATTATATACTGCTACAAATACAGAAAAGAGAAAGACTGTACAAGCCAGAAAAACAAATAAAACTTGGGATGATGGAGTTCCGGTATTAAAATATATTGCCAGAGACTCTAAAAAAGACCATCCATTACCAAAAGGCAAGTTTAAGATTATAGAAGATAATAAACACGGATGGTGGTATTATAATATTGGTAGTACATGGTATGGAATACAACAAAAAGACTATGGAACGCCACCATTTGAATATTAAAATAAAGGAGAAAAGTTATGGGACTAGGTTTAGGTAAATTATTCAGTGGAGGAGCTGCTGAGCTCGTTGAAGGTGTAGGAGGTGTGCTCGATAACCTAACAACTTCTAAAGAAGAGAAATTAGAAGCAAAAAGGAAAATGAAGGAATTAATTGCCAACCATGAGGCGGCAATGGAAAAGAATATTACTGATCGTTGGTCTGCTGACATGAACTCAGATTCTTGGTTATCAAAAAATGTAAGGCCATTAGTCTTGATATTCTTAGTTGTATGCACTATGTTATTAATATTCATAGATGCAGGCGCAATACAATTTGAAGTAGAGGAAAAGTGGACTGACCTACTTCAATTAGTTCTTATTACAGTAATTGGTGCTTATTTTGGTGGTCGATCATTAGAGAAAACTAAGACAACAAAAACCAAAAAATAATTTTTATTCTTGATAGAAATTTATTATATTAAGTACTAAATACATATGTCTAAAAATATAAAACAATTAATAGCGAAAGAATACACTAAGTGTGCAAAAGACCCTGTGCACTTTATGCGCAAATATTGTTATATACAACATCCGACAAGGGGAAAAATTCTTTTTAATCTATTTCCCTTCCAAGAGAAAACTCTTATTGAATTTAAGGAGTTTGATTATAATATAATCTTAAAGTCTAGGCAGCTAGGAATATCAACTCTTTCAGCAGGTGTTGCATTATGGAATATGATATTCAATGAAGACTTTAATGTATTGGTAATTGCAACAAAACAAGACGTAGCAAAAAATCTTGTTACGAAAGTAAGAATAATGCATCAATACTTACCAACATGGTTAAAAAATCCTGCAATTGAGGATAATAAGCTTTCACTAAGATTTAAGAATGGCTCTCAAATTAAGGCAATATCTTCAGGGGGTGATGCTGGTAGATCAGAGGCATTATCATTATTAATATTAGATGAGGCTGCATTTATTGATAGAATAGATGATATATGGGCATCTTCTCAACAAACGCTAGCAACTGGTGGTAAGGCAATAATTCTTTCTACCCCTAATGGTGTAGGAAACTTCTTCCATAAGACATGGGTAAAAGCAGAAGACGGAGAAAATGAGTTTAATACAATAAGGCTCCATTGGTCTTTACATCCAGAAAGAGGCCAAGAGTGGAGAGATAAGCAAGATGGTCTGCTAGGACCTAAAATGGCAGCACAAGAATGTGATTGTGACTTTATTTCATCGGGTGCATCAGTAGTAGAACCAAAGACACTAGAGTGGTATAAGGAAAATTATGCAGAAGAACCCGCAGAACAAAGAGGCCCAGATGGTGGATATTGGATATGGGAATATCCAGACTTTTCAAAAGATTACGTAGTAGTTGCAGACGTTTCTAGAGGAGATGGTTCAGACTATTCTGCTTTTCATGTAATAGATGTAAACGCATTAACTCAAGTAGCTGAATATAAAGGACAACCAAGTACAAAAGACTACGGAAATATGTTAGTTTCAGTAGCTACTGAATATAATAATGCACTACTAGTTATAGAAAACGCAAATGTTGGTTGGGCAGCATTACAAGCTGCTATAGATAGAGACTATCAAAATTTATATTATACATATAAACATGAAGGAGTTCATGATGCAGCAACACAGTTAACAAAAAATTACGATCTAAAAGATAGGTCACAAATGACACCAGGTTTTACAACTTCATCGCGAACTAGACCACTTTTAGTATCTAAGCTTGATATTTATTTTAGAGAAAAGGAATGTATAGTTAGGTCAAGAAGACTACTTGATGAACTTTCTGTTTTTATTTGGAAAAATAATAGACCAGAAGCTCAAAGTGGTTATAATGATGACCTAGTTATGGCATTTGCAATTGGACTTTTTGTAAGAGATACTGCATTAAAGCTTAGAAACGAAGGAATGAATATGAATAAAAATGCCTTAAGGCTAATGGGAAAAACTGGAGGAATGGACGGATTTAGGAATACAGGCAATTTACAAAGTGACCCTTGGAAGATGAAGATGGGAGGAAAAGGCCCAGACGAAGACTTAACCTGGTTAATTAAATAGGAATAGATTATGGCAGATACATCATTATTTGGAAGACTAAGAACATTATTTTCAACTGGAAATATAATAAGAAGAGTTGGAGATAAAAAACTAAAAGTTGTTGACATTAATAATGTCCAAAACTCATCTCTAGAAACTAATAGATTAGTTGATAGATTTAATAGATTATATGCATCAAGTAGAAATACAGGATATAACTATCAACAAAACTACCATACCCATAGACTTCAGCTATTTACTGACTATGAAATGATGGATGAAGACTCAATAGTATCATCAGCTTTAGATATATATGCAGATGAATCTACTATGAAAAATGAGTATGGAGATGTTATTACTATAAAGAGTGGTAACGATGATACACAAAAGATATTACATAACTTATTTTATGATATATTAAATATAGAATTTAATTTATGGCCATGGGTTAGAAATCTTGTAAAATATGGTGACTTTTATCTTAAATTAGACATAACAGAGAAGTATGGTGTGACAAATGTTACGCCAATTACACCTTACGAAATGATTAGAGAAGAAGGGTTTGACCCAGCTAATCCAGACTCTGTGGTATTCCATCACGACCCAGCAATGGGAGGTGCAGGAAATTATGCAGCATCTCAAGCAAATACTACTAAATATGAAAATTATGAAATAGCACACTTTAGAATGCTAAGTGATGCAAACTTTTTACCTTATGGTAAATCGATGATAGAACCAGCAAGAAAAAATTGGAAACAATTAACTTTAATGGAAGATGCAATGATGATTCATAGAATCATGAGGGCTCCAGAAAAGAGAATATTTAAGGTTGATATAGGAAATATACCACCAAATGAAGTTGATAATTATATGCAAAGAATTATGAACCAAATGAAAAAGACACCTTACGTCGATCAAGATACTGGTAATTATAATCTTAAATTTAATCTACAAAATATGATGGAAGACTTTTATCTTCCAGTAAGAGGTGGGCAATCTGGAACAGAAATAGATTCATTAAGTGGTATGGAGTTTGGAGGAATTGATGATATTGAATATCTAAGAAATAGAATGTTTGCAGCATTAAAGATACCAAAAGCATTTTTAGGATACGATGAAAGTACAGATGGAAAGGCAACATTAGCTGCAGAAGATGTTAGATTTGCAAGAACTATAGAAAGAATACAAAAGATTGTTATCAGTGAATTAACAAAGATAGCAATTGTACATTTACATTCACAAGGTATGGATGGAGAAGACTTAGTTAACTTTACACTAAACTTAACAAATCCTTCAAAAATCTATGAACAGGAACAAGTTGAGCTTTGGAACAGTAAGATATCACTTGCAGGTGACATTCAAGATAAAAAGCTTTTAGGTGAAAGGTGGATATATGAAAATATATTTAATATGAGTGAAGATGAAATGAAAGCTCAAAGGGAAGAGGTTATTGGTGATAGAAAGAGATACTTTAGGCACAGTGAAATAGAAAGTGGAAACGATCCAATGAAGTCTGGTGAAGCTGTTGCAACTGATTGGGCTATGGCAGGTGCAGGAGGTGAAGGCGCCGAAGGTGGAACTGAACAAGACCCCGCAGATGTTAGTGGTTTGTGGGAAGATGATAATGAACCAGGACAAGGTAGGCCAAAAGAGGGGCCTAAGCCAGGAACAGATAAGTCTGCTAGAGGAAGAGACCCACTAGGTAAAAAGAAGAGAAAGTCAGACCACAAAAATAGAGATCGATCAACAAAGCATAATTTTAGAGAAAATAATAGAAGATTAGTTAAGTCATTGTTTAATAAAGATAAAAAGGTCAGCCCATCTTTGCTAAATGAAAATAATCTTTTAGATGATAATTTATAAATCTAGATGATATTTATATATGACCTATAAGATTATAACATTAGGAGAGATAAATGGCAAAAGATAGACATTCCAAGTATAAAAATACAGGAATATTATTTGAACTACTTGTTAGGCAAATAACAAATGATATGATGCTGGGTAATAAAAAGTCCCCAGCTGTTTCTCTTGTAAGGGAATTTTTTAAGAAAGGTTCATCCTTAAATAGAGAGCTACAATTATATCAAACGCTTCAAAAAACAAAGTTTACAAGGGAAGACAAGGCAAATACTTTAATTGACACAGTAATTTCTGAGTACAAAAAGATAAACAAAAGAGTTTTGTCAAAGCAAAAGTATAATCTTATAAAAGAAATAAAAAATAATTATATTTTAGAAAACTTTTTTAAGACAAAGGTGCCTTCATACAAGATTAATGCATCTATTTGGAGAATACTTGATGAAAATACATCAAGCCCCAAAAGAACAGTGCAGTCTAGGTATTATATAATAGAAACTATAACGCAAAGTAAGCCTAAAGCATCTAAGATCGATGAGGTCTCAAATGAATTAAATAAACACGATAAAGATTTAAGGCTGCTATCATATAAGATACTATTGGAAAAGTTTAATAATAAATATGGTTCAAAACTTCAGAAGCCACAAAAAACTTTATTGAAAGAATATATTGAAAATGTATCTAATACAAATAGAATAAAAGAGTTTGTAGCTAAAGAGATATTAAAGCTAACAAAAGCAATAAAGTTAATGATACCAGCAGTTGATGATAAAATTGTAAGAATTAAGCTTTCAGAAGTAAACCATCAACTTAATAAGATTAATGACTCTAAGGTAATAAATGAAACTCATATATTATCATGCATGAGGTCTTATTCTTTAATTAAGGAGCTAAAAAATGTCATTAAATAAAAAGTTAGATAAAATGTTTGAGTCTTGGGAAAAGTATAAGCACGAAGAGATAGAAGAGGCAAACTTAACAGGCAATGTAGCTGGATTTGAAACACCTAATGCTTTTGCAAAGGATGAAGATGAAAAGGATAATGCAGAAAAGCTAGGATACAAAAAGGTTAAGGAATCAACCTTTATGAAAATGTCAAAGATGATGAATGAAATATCATATATGGCTTATAAAAATGATGATACAATGTCATCAAAGCAAAAGGTTAATAAAGCTATAAAAGAAGTAAATAGTAAACTTTTCAAAATAGAAAGAATTATTAACCAAAATCTTAAGCTAAAAAATGAGGAAGGTGTTGATTCTACTAAGTACTGGAAGTCAACTAGAAACAATCTTAAAAAGATATCTCACAAGATGATGAGAATAAGTGAAAGACTACTTAAATTTTAATATGAAAAAGAATAAAAAAATACTAAAAGAAGAGCTAGATGAAAAGTCTGTAAGAGACATCATCAGAAAAGAGATAGCAAAAGTGTTTTTTGAACTATATAGAAAAAGACAAACTTGGACAAAATCATGAAGCAAATATTAATAGATACGATACCTTTTCAGGTTAGCAGAAAGATGATTGCTGAGTCTGAAAAAAGAAATAATGGAAAAGTAATAGTAAATGGAGTGCTACAAAGGTCTGGAGCAAAAAATCAAAATGGAAGGATATATCCAAAAGAGATTTTGATGAGAGAGGCAAATAAGTATAATAGTGCTCAAATTAAAGAAAGAAGAGCTTTAGGTGAATTAGACCACCCAGAATCTTCTGTTGTTAACCTTGCAAATGTATCACATAATATTAGTAAAATTTGGTGGGACGGAAATGACCTAATGGGTACAGTAGAGATATTAAGTACACCATCAGGAAATATATTAAGAGAATTACTTAAGAATGAGATTAAATTAGGTATTAGTTCAAGAGGTTTAGGTTCTGTTAATAATGAAGTAAATGAAGAGACTGGAGAGGAAACTTTAATAGTACAAGATGATTTTGAATTAGTATGTTGGGATTTTGTATCAAATCCATCAACACATGGAGCATTTATGCACCCAACTAATGAAGGAATTATTAAGGAATCAGTAGTAAGAACTAATAGTATCAGTAAATATGATAAGGTAGATAATATAATATCTGATATGCTTTGTGAATTAGCTTGTAAGTGTAATCTACCAAGAAAAAGAAAATGAAGCTAAAAGAATTACTTGATAATGGATATAAAATTCTAAGTCCTGAGGAAATTAAAACTTCTGAGGATGAGCTTGATAATTATAATAAAAAGGCTGAACCCCAAGAAGAGGAGAAGCCACAAGGTGATATTAATATGCCTAATGATATAGGAGAGAATAAAATGGGTATCAAACTTAGTAAACTTATGGAAGGTGAATCAAAAAGACTTTCAACATCTGAGATGAAAGAGGTGTTGGAGTCTGTTAAAAGATTCAACGAATATGGTTCAAAAATCTATAGAACAAATGAAATAAATGATATGGTTGAATCAATAAAGAATGTATGTGAAAATGCAGGCAGACTTGCAATACAAGAAACTGCAGATTGGTTTGATGTTGTGACAGTAAAAAATGACGTAAAAGGCCTTAGTGGTGCTGTTGATTCATTCTCAAAGACTGCAAAAGAAATTAGTACATTACAACAGAGATTAGAATCTGTATATGAAGATATAGGTCATAAGTTAGGTAAGTATTACGAAATAGCAGAAGCTATGGACCCAGTAGGGAAAGAGGACGGTGATATTGATAATGATGGTGATGAAGATGAATCAGATGAGTATTTAGCAAAGAAAAGAGCTGCAATTACTCAAGCAGTAAAAGGCGAAGGAAAGAAAGCATATAAAAAGGATGATGATGAGGCTGAAGGAATGAATGAGGTATTCTCGGGATTTAGAGGTTTGTCAACTGGAAGACCTAGCTCAGGAAAGGTAAGGTATGATGGTTGGAAAAGAATTACAGAAGAACCAGTTAAAGAAGCTGCTCCTAAAATGAGAAAGAACCCAGAAGCTGAAAACATTGATAAAATATATAAAGCAGCATACCTTGCTAAAAAAGGTGGTGGTTCAGGAAGATACGGAAAAGAATTTGAAAAAGCTAAAAAAATAGCACTTAAAGCTTTAGCAGATATGCACCAATATGCAAAGATAGGAGGATAATAATGAAACTTAAAGACATATTAAAAGAACATGCATATTTAGGTGAATTACCAACTTCTAAGCTTAAAAAAATGAAGTGGAATCCAGTATTGAATCCTAAAAGAAAGGATGAAGCTGTTAAGCTTGACAAGGGTGATGTTGTAGGAACATCATTAAATTATACCTTTGACAAAAAAGGTCATGATATAGCTATGAAATGGCTTAAAAAGAATAAGGTAAGAGACGTATTAAGCACATTAAAAGATAAATATTCAGACTCTGCAGTTATTAATATTGATGGAAGAAAATATACTATTTATGCTAAATATGGCCAATTAAGAATTGGTGGTGGTGGCAAATTAGGAAACACATGGCGTAAAGGTGATGAGGTTGAGCTATTAAAGCAAATGCAAGAAAACAAAATACTTGAGTGGACAACACGAAAGACTCAGATTAACGAGGAGTATGTTGAAATCATGGATGGCCTCAATGAGGGTCTATCACTTATTGGTGATGCATGGAAGCAATGGAAAAATGGACCTATGACAGAGAAGGGTGATATTAAGCCTGCACAAAAAGAGTTAATGGGTTACGTTAATAATTGGCTCAAAAAAAATATCAAATAATTTTTTTATTTCAAGAAAATTTGTTATATTATAGTCAAATAAGTAAATAACTAAAAAACTTAAATATGGCGGATAAAAGAAAATACGTTCCAAGAGACAGGTCTGGTAGGCCTATAAAAAACTACCGTAAGCGTTCAGATTTTATTATTAAAGGTGTACCAAGTGGAGTTAGAGTTCCTGGACCAACACCAGGTGACCTAGAGAAGGCATTAAAGATATTCAAAAGGCAGCAAAAAGATGCTGGTACTATAGATATGCTGAAGGATAGACAATACTATGTAAAGCCTTCATATACCAAGTATGAAAAAAGAAAGAAGGCAAAGGCTTTACAAAGAAGAGCAACACTTAGAGAAAATAAGTTTTGGGAAAAATATTGTTGGCAAGTTGTTATAGGAGATAAGGTTTATTAACAGCACTTTGTTAATATCTTATACGTAAAAAGTTTTTTTTCTTGCGAGAAAATTGTTATATTTATATATAAATAAAAACAATTAAACATGAATACTCTTAAAAGACTTTCAAAAAATTCAATTTTAATTCTATGTGGTTTAGTATCTTTCTACATTGCCTATATTACAGGTACTGGTGAAATACTAAACTACATTGACTTTGCAGACCCATTAAACGAAATGGGGTTTTTTATGGCTTCATCATCTATGGGTGGTATGCTATTATATTGTGGACTTTCAAAATAGTTTAGATAAAACGATACTTTTTGTATATCTATATATATTTATATTCATAAGATAATATGCAAAAACGCACTGTCATTTCTTATACAGTGCAAGCCATATATAAACTAATTCTATTATAGCTCCTAATAGCTATACTTCCTGAAACATAAATTGATAAAAGGAGACAAACATGTCAAAAGATTTGCTTAAAGAGGCAATTGCTGACGCAAAGGCGGTTAGAGAAACTGCAATTGCAAACGCTAAATTGGCTCTAGAAGAAGCTTTTACTCCAAGACTACAATCTATGCTTTCTCACAAAATCGCTGAAGATACTGAAGAAGAATTATCTGATGAAGAAGAAGTTGATGTTGCTGTTGAAAATACGGACGAAGAAGAAACTGACGTAGTTACTACTGATGAAAACACTGAGGACGAAGAAGAACCAGCATATACTGAAAACTCTGAAGAAGAAGATGATATGGAATTAAGTACTGAAGAAGAGGAAATGGATGATTCAGATGAAATGTCTGATGAAAATGATGATGACCTTGAGTTAGAATCAATCATTAAAGAACTCGAAGATGAAGATGAGGAAGAACCAGCTCCAACTGATGAGAATACTGAGGACCCAGGTGACCAAATGGAAAAAGAAGATGATAATGATGCTAAACCATTATCAATTTCTGAAGATGGTGACCATGAAGAATCAGAAGATGATGAAGCTGAACTAGATTTAGGAGAGGTAATTAAAGCTCTTCAAGAAGAAGACGAGGAAGAAGTAGCTGCTGATAAGAAAGAAGATGATTTACAAGAAGCTTATAATACTATTAAGTATTTGAAGGCTAAAATTAATGAAGTTAACTTACTTAATGCTAAACTTTTATTCTCAAACAAACTATTTAGAGGTAATAGCCTTAATGAATCACAAAAAATGAAAGTTATTGAAACTTTTGATCGAGCTAATTCTGTAAGAGAAGTTAAATTAGTATATTCTACTTTAGCTGAATCACTTAAAGGATATAAGCCTGGTAAAAAGAGACAAGTAACTGAAGGATTTGCTTCAAAAGCTACTAACTCTACGAAACCTAATAAAAACGTAATTGTTGAATCTAATAACTTCTCTTCAAGAATGAAGAAGTTAGCAGGTTTACTATAATTTAAGGAGATTAAAAATGTCAAACGTAAGTAATTTACTTAACGACGCTCAAAATACTTATAGACAACAAATTGCTGAAACTAAAGCTTATGTAAATAAGTGGGAAAAGACTGGTCTTTTAGAAGGAATTGACGCAGAATATGAAAGACATAATACTGCTATTCTTTTAGAAAACCAAGCAAGACAACTAATCCAAGAAGCTAATGCTACCGGTGTAGGTAGTAATAAAGAAGAATGGTCAGGTGTTGCACTTCCACTAGTAAGAAGAATTTTCGGTGAAATTGCTGCTAAAGATTTTGTAAGCGTACAACCAATGAATCTTCCATCAGGTCTAGTATTTTTCCTAGACTTCAAGTATGGTGATAAATCAGGTATTGTTGCAAATGCAGACAATACAGGTATTCACTCTGCAGACGGAGATATCATGGGAACAACTAGCACTAAAAATGTTGACCCAACAGGCGGTCTTTATGGTGCTAATAAATATGCATATTCAACTAATGTATCAACTTCAAATAAAGCTACAGATGCTGTAGCTGCTGCTACTTCTGCTTCATGGTCTGATGTAGGATTCGATTCTGATTTATCTGCTTCTGCTGCTGCAGGAGAATTAAAGAAGTTAGTCGTAACTACTGGTGCTACTGATTTAGATGTTCAAGCTGCTACTTCATTCGGATTTAGTGCTTCTGGAGTAACTGATTACTATCCACAGTTTACAACAGCTACTACAGCTGGTGTTGTAACGTTTATCGCTAAAGGTGTAGGTGCTGCTTTCCCAGCAGGTGCTGCTACTTCTACGCAAACTTATACTTTACAACCAACTGCTACTGATAGAGGTGACTTCGAGGATAAATCTCCAGTTGAAGGTGGTTCAACATCTACTGGAACAAATCTTAACATCCCAGAAGTTAATGTTGAATTAAGAAGTGAGGCAATCGTTGCTAAGACAAGAAAGTTAAAAGTAATCTGGACTCCAGAATTTGCTCAAGACTTGAATGCTTATCATTCAATTGATGCTGAGGCTGAATTAACATCTATGTTATCTGAATATATTTCTATGGAAATTGATTTAGAAATCTTAGGTATGTTATCTCAGAATGCTAACACTACTGATTCATGGCATGCAGATGCTAAGGTATTAAATGCAGGTGGTACTGGATTTAGTGATGTTGGTTCTGCTTATGCTTACCAACAAACTTCATGGTTTGCAACTTTAGGTACTAAGGTACAAAAAGTTTCTAATAAGATTCATGCAAAAACTATGCGAGGTGGTGCAAACTTCCTAGTATGTGGACCAGAAGTTGCTACAGTAATTGAATCAATCTCAGGATATGGTGTTGACACTGATGGTGGACAACAACAATTTGCAATGGGTGTAACTAAAATTGGTAGCTTAGCTAACCGATTCACAGTTTACAAAAACCCTTACATGCAATCGAATGAGATTATTATGGGATTCCGTGGTACACAATTCTTGGAAACTGGTGCTGTATATGCTCCATACATTCCATTAATTATGACTCCATTAGTATACGATCCAACTAACTTTACACCAAGAAAAGGTGTGATGACTAGGTATGCTAAGAAAGTTGTTAGT